ATGTCAAGAATCCGCGCAAACTTCTTGACTCTGATTCTGAATCTTCCGCGGATTCTAAGTGATCCGCCAGGGCTATTGCGCTCTTTACGGGCGCGGTAGTCCACGAAATGTTAATGTTCAGCCGATAGTATCGGCGCGAAAGTAAGGAGGCGGCATAGTTGCCGGGAATAAGCAGGTTTTTCGGCATCGTCATTTACATGTACGCCAATGACCATGGCCCCGTGAAGCATTTTCACGCGGAATATAATGGCCATTGGGCTAAGTACTCGTTTGATGGCGATTTGATTAAGGGCGGTTTGCCTAGGAAACAGGAACGTTTGGTATTGGCGTGGGCTGAAATACACCGTGAGGATCTCGAATCCAATTGGAAGTGTGTTGAAGCCCATGTGCAACCCGGACACATCGAGCCGCTTAGGTAAGGAGGTTTATTCATGTGTGACGGTGTTGTTTTGGTGACTGACGCGGTACCGCTTGACGGCCACCGTGTGGCAGTCAGGTTCAGCGATGGTTATAGCGGCGTCTTGGATATGGCTAAGTATTTTAGCTATCCGGCGTTCGCTGGGTTGAATGATCCTGCGGTTCGCTACTGCGCGTGCTGGTCTCGGTACGGTGTTGTGGGGTGACGGCGATATAGACGTCGCACCTGATACCGCGCGTGAGGAGGCCGTGCCGTTGGGCGCGTAGGCCGCGTCTATGAATCCCGGTTGCTTTTGCTGCCGGGATTTTGTTTATTCGAACGTGTTTGGCGGGGTTCCCCGTCTGATGAAAATACCCCAAGAGTGTTGCATCACTCTTGGGGTTTCGCTTAAAACAAACCGATTTATAAGCCCTCTCATTTTAACAAGGGGGCTGGAATGGAGTGTGTGTTATGAGTATCCATTTTTATGCCGGGTATTGGCAGTTTGGTATCGGCGTTACCAATTTTGAGGGTGAGCCATATTGTAGCCTTTTGTCTTTTGACTCGCGTAAGGAACGCGACGCTTGGGTTGCTGCGGATCATTTCGACAATAATTGGCATCGTAGCGCGGTGTCGCGTCGTGAGGCGTTGCCGCTTATGCGCGCTGAGCTTGCCGATCTTTTCGACGGTTATGACGGCTGGCGTGTTGATGGCGTGTTTTATTCGTCCATCGGCGACGCTTTCGCGGCGTTCTTCAAGGCTGAGGCCGCTGCGCATAGGCGTGCGGGTGTCTGATTCATTCAGTCTGTTTGTTTATTTTCGGGGCGTGGCGGTGGTGCCGCGCCCTTTGTTTTCAACGTTTTCTTTTTAAGGGGTTTGAAATGTCTAATAAGGTTTATGGGCCGTCAATTCCGATGGTGTTTTCATGTTTTTCAATTCCGTTGACAGTCCGAGCGTATGGCGTTTCGTCATGTCGGGTGACGTCGAGTCGTGGCGTATGGTTCCTGGTGTCGTCAATGCTCAGGCGGTGCGTGGTGTTGCCGCCGTGTATCGTGCCGAGGGTGGCGTATGGCTTGACCCTAACGGGGCGGATTATGCTCAGGCGGTGCGTGAAATCGGTGACGTGCCGTCAATCGTGGAACGTGGCGGATTGATTGCGTCCGATGATTGCGGGGATTATACGGTTCATGGCGTGAGTCTTCCTGATGTTGACCGTGAGCGTGGTTGGGTGTTGTCGTGGGAGCATGGCGGCATGGTTGTGTCGCGTGACGTGTCGTTTCTGACTCCGGTTGAGCAAGATTATCCTGAGATGTGCGAGACGTATGATGATCTGCCTGTTGTCGAACCGGTGGCACCTGTCGCACAGTCGATTGAGGTTGTCGAACCGGAGCCGGTTACGGCTGAGATTCCCGAGATTCCGCCGCAGACTGAGCCTCATGAGGTGGTTGCCACTTCCAGCGCGGTCATAGTGCGCAAGGTGGTGATTCCTGGCGGTAAGTCGGTCAAGGAACTAGCCGACGTGTTCGGCGCTTACGCGCATAAGCCTCGTGGTTTCCGTGATTCCACGGGCCGTCGTGTGGCGTATGTCGCGTTCGATGGTACCGGTGGTGTGATCGCATACCGCGACTGTTACACGCAAGGCGTTGATACGCGGCTTGAAAAGGATATTGCCGACTATCTCGCAAACCATAATCTCAAGCTTGCCGCATAAAAGAATTTGCCGCCACCGTTCTGAGCGGTGGCGGCGCCTTAATTACCTCTATCAAAAATAATTACTGAAGAATAGTGGGGGCGGTTTTTGAATCCACCCCCATTCATGTGCCATTGTAGATCACTCAGTTACGTTTAACGCAGCGTGTAGCCAATTGTCCACCAATTCGGCTTCGTTGACCGGCTCGAAACACCATGCGTCCAATCCGACGTTGATCTCATTGTGATGCCTGCCGAACTCAAGCTGGTCATGCGCGTGCGTATGACCATGCAGGAGCAAAGTGTTGTTCACGTATGGTAGCGCGTATTCGGCTAATTCCGGCGCGTTCCAATTGGTTGAGACTGCGCCTAGGGGTTTGCTTTGCGTGAAGTCTTCACGCCATTGGTAGTGGCTTAAAAATACCGTGTGTGGATTGTTGCCCCACCCGTCTCTGATTTCGGTGATGCCGACTCTTCCGACTTCCCCGAACACGCTTGCCAACTTTTCCAGCGTGCGGCTGGAGCTGTGCAGTTCGTGGTTGCCGAGAATCAAGTGTCTGCGTTTACGTGGAACTTGTAGATTCTGGATGCGCATTATCGCCTGTTCGACGCTCCACGTACCACCGGAACTGATGTCTCCGAGGATGTAGAGTTCGTCTTCCTCGCCAACATACGTGTTGATGCTTCTGATGATGTCGGCATCATGCTTCCGCCAGTCAACACAGTTCTTGAGCGGCTTATGCTCATGTTCGGCTTGTTGTTTGATCGATGCATCCTTAGCGTATCCGGGTAGCGCGTATCCGCGCAGCGCGGCCACGAACGGATGCGCGAAATGCAAGTCACTGGTAAACCACTTCATCTGTTTTCCTTCAACATGTTCCCGTAGATGCGCATACCGGCTTTCATGGCAAGTTCCGGCGTACTGTAGCAGCAGCACTCCATACATGGGCCTGATAGCGGGTGAATCGTCGGGTTATCAACGTCGAGGTCCACGCGGCATTCCTTGTAGATCACGGGAATGTATACGCCTTCATCCTCGATAATCATGATCGCACTGTACTTGGGTGTGTCCTCGTCAATATGCTCAAAAGGCTCGAAATTCGAGAGGTCTGGGGACGGCTTGCCGTCACCTGTAAAGACGAAACTCTTCGTGACTGAAGTGTCATCCACGGTTCTCCACCGCCTTCCCGTGCTGCTTGTCCCACTCGTCCAATGCTTCGAGCACTCTTGGTAGTCCGAAATAATCGTAGGTTTCGCTACCCTCCCGCCCGTTGCGCGTCACATACCCGATTGTCAGCATTTCGGGTTCGTCGCCGCATGTCTCACAGGCTGCTGGGCAGTACTCGCTGTAGTTGTAGCTGGTCACTCGTACCGGCTCGTCCTCGCTTCCGTCGAACAGTTCCGGTGATTCGACTTGCAACACGCGCATAAACAGTTCGTTCGTTGATTTTCCAGTGGTGTTTTCCGTCATACTCCCCTACTTTCCGTTGACTTCGATTACCAGCTCCGTGTCACCACGCACGGTCGCCTTGATATCGTCGTTAAGCTGATTCGACAGGTGCATGATGATGTCGGTGACAGTTTCGTAATTCAGTTTCGGGACAACGCTGATGCTCCCGTAGCCGTCGGGCACGGCTTCGATATCGTTGCTGAACACCGGCATGGAGTATTGCGTCGCTCTTAACTCCTTGAGTTTTCCTGACATGACGGCTTCACCATCGTCCAGAATGGTTACCTTCTTGCCTAAATGCGTGGCGTTCAACTGTTCAGCCTTGATGATGACCTGTTTGCTCATTCCGAATAGCCTCCGATGAATTTTTGGCAGTTGGAGTCCAACTCGAACTCTTCGACGTACACTCCCTTGTCTCCGTGAAGCCCTTTGTGTTTGAGTGCGAACTTCCTACGTTTGAGATTGCGCACATGTTTGACCGCATGCTCTCGCGTGGCGTAAACGCCCATGACACTGACAAAACTTCCATAGAATGGAATGTCCCCGTGGTTATCGATATCAGCTGTGACGATGTAGATTCTCATGACTTATCCTGCTCCCTTTTGATATGGCGGCTACTTGATGCCGCTGCTGCCGAATCCTTTCTCGCCACGTTCGGTCGAATCCAGTTCGTTGACTGGCTCGAATTGCATGTGCGCGTATGGGAGGAACACGATCTGCGCTATCCGGTCTCCCTCATGGATTTCAAACGCCTGTTCGCCCATGTTTCTGAGGATTACGCCGACTTCGTCACGATAGTTTGCGTCGATTACGCCAGGCGCGTTCATCACGGTGATGTTATGCTTCAACGCCAAGCCTGAGCGTGGGCAGATTAGGCCGACGTATCCGGCTGGAATAGCCATATGCACGCCCGTATGCACGAGCGTCTGACTGCCCGCGCAGATGATCGTGTCCTCGTTGGAACGTAGGTCTGCTCCACCATCGTTCGCGTGAGCGTAACTGATGTTATTGGTTTTGCCGCTGATATGCATTTAGTCTCCGAACTTTTCGAGTATAAGTACGCCGATGATGCCGATAATCCAAGCGATTATCAGGATGATTGTGATACCGGCCAGTGCGAGTAGTGGTATCCAAATGGGTGCGAGCACCCATATCCACGAGTATGGGAATTGGCCCCCGATTTTCAGGAGTGCCAACATGCCGGACAACAGTAGGAGGATTAGCGTGCAGTCGATGTTGACTCGCATTATTAGTCCTCCGTGTAGAAAGTGAGCGTGTGGAGCTTTTTCTTCGCGTTCAATTGCTCTCCGAACATGCCGTACTGTTTGACTGGTTCGATCACGTCGCGCATGTGATGCGCGTGATAGGTGATGGTCTTGCCCTTGTCGGTGATGCTGATAGTGGCGGTCATCGGATTACTTCTTCCACTAGGGCGAGATTGCTTGCCATAATGGTCTTACTGACGCCGTTGCGAAGGTTCTTGAACGTGAATGAAAATGGTTTCATGTAGTTCTCGTCTTCGAAGTCGATGATGCATTCCACGTCGTCCCAATGGTCAACCCATTTGGAGCCGACCAATCTGGGGTCTGCGTGAGTGTAGACGATGACGCCTTCCTCACGGTCGGTGTGCGAGTATGCGAATCCGAGATCATTGAGTTTGACCGCGTACGGCGGGTTGGAGAGGTCGATGTTCATGCCTGTTCCTCCTGTAAAAGCATCCAAATGTTCGTTTCCTTTTCGGGGTTTCTGACGGCGAGCTTGTACACGTCGGACAGCCGGTAGCGTTGCTTGCGCGTGTCTTTGACCGGCGTGACGGGTTTCAGGTCTCCCCTGCTGACCCAACTGCGCATGGTGCCGGGTTTGACGATGATGCCGCATTGCAGGAGCAGTCTGCGGATTTCGGTCTGCGTGCCGGTAATGTGCGTGGCGAGGAGTTTGCGTCGCCTGTTCTCACGGATGGCGGATACCGGATACACTTGACCGCAGTCGGGGCATTTCGGCGCGAACGTGGCGTTTGGAATGACTTTCACGATGTGATGGCAGTCGTCGGTCGGGCATTCGCCGATGA